ATGACACTAGAGCAAAGACAATTAAATCTTGAACTTGAGGGTATTAACGAAGGTGTTGAGAAGATAAGAAAAGAAGTAGCTAAAGCTAAAGCTAAAGGTGGCTACGGAGAAACTAAGGTTAGCTCAGTACTTATCTATCAACTTATGCAACCTTTTATGCAAGGTCTGATGACTTACAAGAAAGGTAAGCTAACGCATAATGAAAGGTTTATTAAAGACTTTATAGAGCGTATAGGATATGCTGAGGCTGGATATATAACTCTAAAGATTATCTTTAATAGCGTATGCACTAAGCAGACTAGGCTAGTATCCGTAGCCACAGCCATAGCTAAAGCTCTATTAGAAGAGCTAAATATCAAAAACTACAAGGCTGTTAATTCTAGGATTGCTATAACTGCTGACTTCTATATTAAAAGCCAACTACAAAAACGCGTAAGTAAAGAAAAGATAGCTAAAGGCTTTCATAGATTTATGGATGAGACTGAGGACTTTACAAGAGAGACATTAGATGCTAAAGAACAACTCTTGATAGGTCAGAAACTCTTAGATATTCTTATAGCTTCTACTGGTGTATTTGAAATAGGCGATAAGCGAGATGGTTATAATAGAATAGCTAAAACCCTAACTCCTACAAAAGAGTTTAGAGAGTATCTAGTAAAGGTAGAGGGAGAGTGTGAGCTTCTTACCCCTATACTCTATCCTATGCTTGTTAAGCCTAAACCATACGAAGTAGGAAAGTTAGGAGGTTTCTTAACTCCAGTATTACAAGTACCATTAGTAAAGAACCTCTCAGGTAAGCCTAACAACTATCTAAAAGACTACGAGATGCCTAAGGTTTATAGAGCTATTAACGCACTGCAAGACACTGCTTGGTGTATAAACAAGAGAGTGCTAGAGGTAGCTCAGCATTTCGTAGAGTTAGATAAAGAAATATCTGATCTTGAAATAACAAGTGGAACTGAACTTGATTATGTCCCTAGACCTGAGGGATTACCAATAGATGCTACGGATGAAGAATATAAGCAGTTTAAGGCTACAAATCCTGAAGCTTTTGCAGAGTGGAAGAAAGCTAGTAGGACAGCTTATAGAAAACAAGTTAGTGATAGGGGTAAGAGGCTTCTTCTTGTGTCTCAGTTAGCTACTGCTCTTAAGTTTAAGGACGAGCCTGAGTTTTATTACTGCTATAACCTTGATTGGAGAGGTAGGATATACCCCCTACAAAGTGGTGGTTGTCCTAATCCACAAGGCAATGACCTATCAAAGGCACTCCTAAAGTTTGCTAATGGTGTATCTTTAGGGGCTGAAGGAGCTAAATGGCTCTCAATGTTAGGTGCTAATACCTTTGGAGATGATAAGCTTCCTATGATTGAGAGATGGACTTGGGCTAAAGCTCACGAGAAAGACATCCTAATGGTAGCTAAAGACCCTTATGCAAATACTTGGTGGTTTGAAGCAGATGAGCCATTTAAGTTTCTAGCCTTTTGTTTTGAGTGGAGTGATTATGTAGCTAGTGGTTATAGCTCTGAGTTTATCAGCTATCTACCAGTGCCTCTTGATGGTTCTTGTAGTGGCATACAGCACTTCTCAGCACTCTTACTTGATGAAAGAGGAGCTCTTGCTACAAACGTTATCAACGGAGATGAGGACAAGCCTAGCGACATATATGCAGAAGTTGCAAAGGAAGTCTCAAGAGTTGTAGAGATAGACGCAGCAAATGGTGTGTTAGAAGCTAAGCCTCTAGTTGGAAAAGTTGATAGAAGTGTAACAAAGAGAAATACTATGACTACTCCGTATGGTGCAAGTAGAGAGGGTATGAAAGGACAGCTATTATCAGAGCTTAACCCAAAAGACTATACCTTTGTTGATACAAGCTTTGCCAAGATGTGCGTGTATCTAGCAGATAGAAACAAAGAAGGCATAGAGAAAGTTGTAGTAGCCTCAAAGGACGCTATGGCTTTTCTAAAAGATATGGCAAAAGTAGCATCAAAAGAAGATAAACCACTCTATTGGACTACTCCAAGTGGCTTCAAGGTAAAGCAAGAGTATCGCAAGCTAACATCAAAGCTTGTTGAAACATATTGGGGAGGCACTAGAGTAAGACTGAGCGTAGAAGAAGAGGCAAAAGATAGTGATAAAAAGATAGATAGCAGAGCTACAACTAACGGACAATCTCCGAACTATATTCACTCAATGGATGCTTCACATCTAGTCCTCACAGTTGATGCCTGCCTAGATAAAGGTGTAGAAAACTTTGCAATGATACATGACAGCTTTGCAACTCACGCAGGAAACACAGATACATTGCGTGATACGCTTCGCGAAGAGTTTGTTAAGATGTATAGTGAAAATAACCTAGCAAAGTTTAGAGATGAAATAGCATCACAGCTCAGCCCTAAGAATGCTAAGAAGCTCCCTGAGCTACCTAAACAAGGTAACTTAGATATTACAAAAGTCCTAAACTCTACATACTTCTTTTCTTAGCCCTATCTTTTTAGGGCTTAACCTAATCTTAATCTATACCTTTTTATAAAAATAACTCCCTAACATTCGCCACTTATAGGAAGAAAAACCTTTAGGAGGCATTTTATGACATTTAACAAAACAATCACAACAGCTTACAACAAACTCAAGAAAGGAGAACAGCTAAACTCTAAACTATATTGGGAACTCGTAGCAATAGGGCTACATCCGTGTCAGTTAAAAGAGGTTATAGCTCAAGGCATACCACTTAAAAAACTCTTACAACATAAAACAGATGCACTAGATGCACCAAATAGAGTTTATGAGAGAGATGTAAAGAGACTATTAAACAATCAATCTTATATGAGACAGAATAGATATATTCGCTCATTAGACCAACTGCTACAAACTATATAAAAAGGAGAGCTTATGGCAGAAACAAAAAAGAAACTTGCAAAACTTAATACACCTATTGGAGAAGCTAGATGGTGCTGGCTATATGAGCCAGATACTCGCTTCAAAGATGAAGGGGAGTATCACGTAGATTTAGTTCTTAGTGAAGACAATCCAAAGACTAAAGAGATAGTAGCGAAGATAAAAGCTACCTATGATGACTTCAAGGCAACCTTAGATGACCCTAAGAAAGCTAAGAAAGAGCCTAAACATCTTGGCTTTGAGCCTGAGACTGATGACAATGGCGATGAGACTGGCAATCTGATATTCAAGTTTAAAGCTAAAGCTACCTATGTAAATAAGAAAGGCGAGAGAGTAGAGAAAGCTGCTCCTGCTGTCTTTGACGCTCAATGCAAACAGATAAAAGAGCCGATAGCAATCTACAATGGCACTACTATGATAGTTAATTTCAGTCCTAGTGGATACTTCAATGGCACAAACAATGGCGTAACTCTGTATCTAAATGCAGTACAGATTATCAACCTTGTAAGTGGTGGCAATGGAGAAGCTAAAGACTATGGCTTTGGCGAAGAAGAGGGATACAGCTCTACACCATCTATGGATGAGGACACAGATGAGGCTGAGGATGAAGTCAATGATGAGGACTTCTAAGCCACAGCTTAACAAGCAAGGAGAGAGAGTTAGAAGTGGCTTTGAAGCAGCTCTCACTGATGAGCTTACAAAGTTTAAGATAGCCTATGAATATGAGCCTATCAAGATACCCTACCAACCTATCCAAAAAACCAAACACTATGTGCCTGACCTTGTACTAGCTAATGGAATAATCGTAGAGATTAAAGGACGCTTTACCAGCCCTGACAGACAAAAGCATAAGGCAATAAAAGCAAGCTACCCTGACCTTGACATACGCTTTGTGTTTCAAAATCAAAACCAAAAAATAAATAAAGGCTCTAAGACATCCTATGCAATGTGGTGTAAGAGTAATGACATTAAGTGCAGTGAGGGGCATATCCCCCCTGCTTGGATAGCTGAGCCAACGAATACTACAAATAAGGAGTACATAAAGCAATGGCTAAAAAGATAATAATCAACCAAGAAAAACAAGTCCTAGAGTTTTTAAAGCTTGGACTTAGACTTAACCCAGTGGTTGCTACAAGAGAGCTAGGGCTTATTGGCTCAACTCTAGCCTACCACATACACAACCTAAGGCACAAGGGCTGGAACATCACTACAAAGCTAAAGAGGTCAAAGTACAGCAACTCTAAATATGCTGAATATAAGCTAGACCCATCTTGGAGACTTCTAAGTGAAGCAGAGAAGCGAGAAGCACTAGATGGACGGCGTATATTTAACATAAGAAACTTCAAAATAGATGACAGAGTAGAACTAATAGATGGAACGAAAGGCTTTGTAACAGGTGTTTATAAGTCTGGTCTTTTAGTTATGGAAGATGAGAGAGGCAAAGAGCTGTTAGTAAAACTAGAAGACGTAGCACAAAAGCTAAGGAGATAGCTATGGCAGACTTTCTGAGACACGAGCCTTGTGAGCTCTGTGGCAGTAGTGATGGTAAAGCTATTTACTCTGATGGCTCTACATATTGCTTTGTGTGTGAGAAAGCAGGAAAGGCAGATGATATGAAGCAAACACAAAAACCTGAGCCAAAAGTAAAAGGTGCAATGATAACTAATGGAGCTATCAAACCTCTAAATAAAAGGGAGATAAGCTACGCTACTTGTGCTTTTTGGAACTATCAGATAGGCAAGGACAGCAAAGGCAACACTTGTCAGATAGCAAACTATTACAATGATAAGCAAGAGGTTGTGGCTCAGAAAGTAAGATACCCTGATAAAAGCTTTGCAGTTCTTGGAGACAAGCATCTCCCATTATATGGAGCACAGCTTTGGAGCAAGGAGAATGCAAATAACATAATCATTGTAGAGGGAGAGCTAGATGCTCTTAGTGTCTCGCAGGTCTATAACAATAAGCGACCAGTAGTTAGCATACCAAACGGAGCTCAGGGGGCTAAGAAAGCTCTAGCTAAACAGCTAGATTACCTAAATCAATACTCAACTATCATCTTAGCTCTTGATAATGACGAGGTAGGACGTAAAGCAATGCTAGAGTGTGCCTCACTATTTAAAGCTGGTAGCGTGAAGCTATGCTACTGGAGCGGAGGTAAAGATGCTAATGATATGCTTGTAAAAGGTATGCTAGCTGATATTCACAAGAACATAAAAGAGGCTAAGGCATGGAGACCTGAGGGCATCATAAGCTCAAACGAGTTAAGCCTAGATGATTTAAAAGCTCCAGTAAAACAAGGCATAGCCTACCCCTACCCTAGACTTCAAGAGATGACACTAGGTTCAAGAGGTGGCGAGCTTATCATTTGGACTGCTGGAAGCGGTATAGGCAAATCCACAATACTTCGTGAGCTAGCCTATCACTTTGTGTTAGCTTCGGACAATGCAAAGATAGGGATGATATTTCTTGAAGAGAACATAAAGAAGACAGCTCAAGCCTTTATAGCTCTTGATAACAACATCTCACTTGCAAAGCTAAGATACAACCCAAGTCTATTAACCCCTGAGGAGTGGCAAGCTTCTAAGGTTAAACTCTTTGATAGTGGCAGAGTAATCTTTTATAAACACTTTGGCTCACTAGAGAGCGAACACCTACTAAGCGAGATACGCTATATGGTTGTAGGACTTGGAGTAACCCACGTATTCTTAGACCATATAAGCATAGCTATAAGTGGTAATGAGAGCGAAAATGAACGTAAGGACATTGATATGCTTATGACCTCTTTACGCTCACTTGTAGAAGAGACTGGGTGTCATATAGATGCGATAGTCCATCTTAAACGAACAAGCAAAGGAAGCTTTAACGAGGGAGCTCAAGTAAGCTTATCAGACCTAAGAGGTAGTGGAGCACTAGAGCAACTAAGTGATAGTGTAATCGCCCTTGAACGTAACCAACAAGCTGACGGAGATGCTAAAGATACTTCGACACTTCGTATCCTAAAGAACAGAGAGATAGGGATAACTGGAGTGGCTGATAGCCTAAGATATAACAGAGAGACTGGTAGGCTTGAAGCAATAGAAGAAGATGACAATGAACACTTTAAAGTTGTAGAAAACAAAGCTGTGGAAAACACGGACTTTTAATAGAAAGGAGAGCAATGCTAGTTTTCGACATCGAAACTGATGGCTTACTTAATGAGCTATCTAAAATACACACAATGACTATCTATGATACAGATACAAAACAATATAAAAGATATGACAAAGAACATACTAACGAAGGTGTAGCTAGACTTGATGGTGCTGAGATATGTGGTCATAACATTATAGCCTTTGATATACCAGCTATAAAGAAGCTATACCCCTCCTTTAAACCTAAGAAAATCCTAGACACCCTTGTGATGGCTAGGCTAGCTCTAGCAGACATTAAGGAGCTAGACCTTGCAAAGAAAAATATAAACACTAAACTCTATGGCTCACACTCATTAAGAGCTTGGGGAGAGCGTTTAGGAGTGCTAAAGGGAGACTACGGAGAGACTACGGACTGGCAGGAGTGGAGCTTAGAGATGAGTGAGTACTGCGAGCAAGACGTTAGAGTAACAGTAGCTCTATTAGAATATCTTAAGAAGTTTAACCTAGAGGATAGCTATGCCCTTACCTTAGAGCATAAGGTACAAGAGATTATCTCAAGACAGATAGCTTTTGGATTTATGTTTGATAAGGACAAGGCTGAGGACTTTTACATAATGCTCTTACAAAGGCAAAGCGATCTCTTAAAAGAGTTTAGGGAGATGTTTCCACCTAGACTAGAGAGCGAGGGAGAGTTTATCCCAAAGGTTAATAACAAGACTAAAGGATACACAAAGGGTGTGCCATTTACGAAGCTAAAGCTAAAGGAGTTTAAGCCAAGCTCAGGAGCTGATATAGCTAAATTCTTTATAGAAAAATATAAATGGCATCCTGAAAGCTATACGGATACTAGAGAGCCTAAGGTTGATACAGAGGTCTTAGAGAGCCTAAGCTACCCTGAAGCTCCTAAGCTATGCGAGTATCAGCTAATCTCTAAAAGGCTTTCACAGCTAGCTACTGGCTCACAAGCTCTCATAGGGTGCTGTGAGTTAGATGGACGTATTCACGGATATGTAAATAGCTGTGGAGCTGTAACTGGCAGGATGACCCACTCAAGACCTTAACTACATAGGGCTTTATAAGAGAAATCTTATATCGAAAAATACCTAAACGGAGAAAACCTTACATAGACAACTCCGTGCTAAATATAAACAACGAACACATTAAAGGAAAAATAAAAATGCTTAAAGATATTAAAGGATATGAGGGCTTATACCAGATAAGCTCAGAGGGCTACGTGATAAGCTTAAAGACAAAAAGAGCAATGAAGGCTTTTATAAATAATAGTGGATATGCCTGCATAAAACTAGCTAAACAAAATAGCACAAAGCATTTTACACTTCATCGTTTAGTAGCTTTATCTTTTGTTAAAGGCTACTCCCACAACTTAGAGGTTAATCACATAGATGGAAACAAGCTAAATAATGCTGCTTCAAATCTTGAATGGGTAACTAAAGGGGAGAACTTAAAACACAAGTATAAGATATTCCCTGAGTATAAAGAGCTATGTTTAAGTTTCTTAGGCAGGAAGCACAATAACTCAGCTTCTAAGTTTCATAATGTTTCTTGGGACAAAGCTAGAAATAAGTGGAGTGCCAAGCTGACCCATAATGGTGTAGTTATACATCTTGGTAGATTTTTAGATGAAGTAGAGGCAGCTAAAGCAGTAGATGCCTATGTTATAAAAGAGAATATAAAAAGACCTTTAAATCGTTGTTTATTAAATGCCTAACGACTATCCTGAAAAGGAGTAAAGCCAAGTGGCTTGAAATGGTATTCCCCCTAACAGATGGTGCTGAGGGGGTTGATATAGTCTGCTCTATATGGAGACATATAGCAGTTCATAAGAGAACGCATATAGATTAACGACCTATATGGAACACAAAGGAACGTGGCGCAAGTGCCTGCTGTAAAGCTAGACAAAGAAGGTAACTACCTTTATGGAGCAGCAGGAGATTATCAAACAGAGTTTAGAGAACTCTTTATAGTGCCTAATGGCTACAAGTTAGTTGGTTGTGATGCTAGCGGACTAGAGCTTAGGACACTCTCACACTATCTAGCACGCTATGATGACGGAGCTTATGGACGTGAGGTAGTTAGTGGAGATATACACACAGCAAACCAAAAGGCTGCTGGACTGCCTACAAGAAACTCAGCAAAAACTTTCATCTTGACTAACAAGTTAAGGATGACTTTATGGGTAACTATAATGACAAAAACAAGGTTAATTCAGGGGAACTCTTATTAGATAACGCTAAAGACAATCCTGAGCCAAGCCAAGTATAACGCTTGGAAGGTGCAACGACTATTATGTAAGGCACAAGCTTATGGTGTCTGAAACGCCTTGCTCCTAGAGATAGGATGAAGATATAGTCTGAGCTGTATAGAAATATACAGATGCCTACAAAGGCTGGTAGGGGCTTGCGACCCCTATTGAACGTAACTGATAGCTGGCTTTATGGTGGTGGAGACTTAAGGATAGGCTTAAGTATCAACAACCCCCTAGAGCAAGTTAGGAAACTTAAGGCTGAGTATCCTAGAAAATATGAAGAATACAAAAAGAGATTTCTAAAAGATAGCTTTACAAAAGATGGTAAGCATTACACTAAGGTAAGCAAAGGCAGATGGGTGGAGCTTAACTCTGATCTTATCTGCTATGCCATAGATGGTTGGCTTATCAAAGAGAGATTTTTAAAAAGCTTACCAGCTCTTACAAGCCTACGTGAAGACGTGGCAGCTAAAGCAAAATCCCAAAAGTTTATTAAAGGTTTAGATGGGCGAACGCTAAAGATACGCTCAGCACACTCAGCTCTTAATGTGCTTCTACAAAGTGCTGGAGCTATTGTGATGAAGCAGTATCTAATAACCCTTGATGAACTCTTACAAAGGGAGCTAAGGGCTGGAGAAGATTATGAGTTTGTGGCAAACATTCACGACGAGGTGCAAATCCAAGTCAAGGAAGAGTATGCCACTAGAGTTAGTGAGATATGCCTAAAGAGTTTTGAGCTTGTTACGGAGTTCTTTAAGTTTAGGATACCACTAGCAGGAGAAGCCAAGATAGGCAACTCTTGGAAAGAGACACACTGATAAAAGGATAGATGATGTTATTTGAAGAAAAGATAGAGATTTTGTTAAACAAGGTGCTGCTGTTTAGTGTGGTAGTGATGATGCTTATACTGGCTTTTATAGAAGCGTTGAGATAACGTGTTAAAAATAACCAAAAGTTTTAACACAACCATAAAGGTGTCTAGGAAGCTCCACAAAGGGCGAACGCTTCTTGGATGATAAAATGATAGCCTTAAGAGCTTAATTGCTCTCTAAGGCTCTGTAAATGATTTTAAAGGATATACGATGAGGATGACAACGGAAGGAAAGATGAAAGTTATTAAGGCTTTTTCTGAGGGTAAGCCCGTGGAAATCTACACCATACATGGGTGGTGGGAAACTAAGGTAAATGATGTTTGGGATTTTCAAAAGTGCATTTATCGAATAAAGCCTGAAGAAACTGCACCTAAGTTTAAAGTAGGAGATAAGATAGTCCTTATAAGGGATGAGGGGAAAGCTAGTCCTATTATAAATACCCTTACAGAAATGTGCAACGACAGAGTTAGGCTTAATAGTTGTTCGAAACTCTCGTTAAGAGAATTATGCGAACGTTATACCAGTGTTGAGAATGTCCTATGGTACTTTGAGACCTATGACTGCACTACTAAGAAGTGGGGACTAATTACTGCTTGGAGATTCACTATAAAAGAAGCTGATAAAGAGTTTGCATCTAGCCACCATATAACTAAATGGAGACCTTATGTATGCTTTAGGTTTTGCATTAAAGGAGAAATAGAGATGAAAACTATACAAAAAGTAGTCTTAAAAGTGCTAAATATTTTATTAGTCATTATAGGTCTAGTGCTTTTCTCAGTATATGTGGTTCTACTTGGCTCAGTTATATTCTTAGTAAGTACCCCTTTATACATAGTAATGAACTTTAAAGAGTTTATGAAAGACCCTCTAGGTTTTATAAAGACTTTATTAATAGATATAAAAGAACTATTGGAGGGCTAATGATGAGACCAAGATATAGAGCATGGGATAAAGAACAAGAGAAAATGTACTATGACGTAGAGCATATCTATGACGACTGGAAAACCAGCTGTGCCTCTTTTGGAGCTATGCTAGAGGATACTGAACGTTTTGATGTTATGCAATACACTGGTAAAAAGGATATTAATAGTCGCAGAATATTTGAAAAAGATATTGTAAGTTTTCGCACACTAAATGGCACGGAGCTTATAGGAAAAATCAAATACTATGAGGAGGCTGCAAGCTTCTTAATAGCAGCTAAAGAGCATTACGCAGAGTATCTTAATGGTGTTTATGATTTAGAAGTCATAGGAAATATTCACGAAAATAAGGAGTTACTCAATGACTAACTTTAAACAAGAAACAATAGAGCGCATAGGAGATCACAAAGTAGCTGAGTATAAGCTTGAGTATGTAAGAGACTGGACTTTATCAGAGAACCCTACCTATATGGGTAGCGATGAAATCAAGTGGGACGTAGTAACAAAAAGTGAGCTTACTTATGATAGTGGCTATGGCTTGCAGTATTGGGATGGTTGGATAACCTTTAAAGATACCCCTGACTGGCTAGAACGTGAAGAATATGATGGCTCTGAATGGTGGGCTTGGAGAAGCAAACCTAGTTTAGAAAAAGAAAGAGAGAAAAGGAGAAAACTAGATGAGTAGCCCAGAAAGAGAAAAACACTTGGCTGCCCTTGCAGACCTAGAGGCGTTTGACAAGTCTAAGGAAGTTATAGAGATAAGGCTTACCAACGAGCAGGCTAAAGCTATGAAAGAGCTTATAGATTTTATAAAAGAAAGTGATGTGGAGGTAATAATAAGAGATGATAAAAATATATGAAGTCAGAATAATCAAAGATGACAGAACCTGCTTTCATCAATGCTTTTTTGATGAGAAGCTAGCGGAGTTTGAAGCACAACAACAAAACGAGAGAGCAGATAAAGAGAAGGACACAGCCTTTTTCTTTGTTAAACCACATCTTGTAAAGGATAGTTATGGCAAAGAGTTACGAAGTGTATGAGTATGATAAAAGCTCAGATGAAGCTAAGACAATAGCTACTTATTCATCACGTGTAGTCGCTCTTGCTAGAGTGAAAGAGCTAAATGACACCCTTAAACCTAAAGAGAGAAGATATAAGGGCTACTACATAAAGGAGATTTAGATGAGCTTTAAAGACAGTGTAACAGACGTTTTAGCTGATATAGGTGCAACTCTAATAAAAAAGAACGAGAGCTATGGCAACTCAGCATTTGAGCCAGTGAGGATATTTAGCAAGGCTGATGAGCTAGAGGGTCTAAGGGTTCGCATAGATGACAAGTTAAGCCGTATAGCAAAAGGCAATGACAGCTACAACGAAGATACTATAAACGACCTTATAGGGTATCTGATATTACTAAAAATAAAGGAGAGTGAAAAGTGATAAATGGGAGCAAACAAAAGAGGATACTTGACTGGGCTATTAACAACAAGGATATGTCTAATGAGTTTCTACCTAGCAAGGCAGCCCTAAAGATGTCTGACATCTCATCAGATTTTATGGCAGGTTATAGAGCCAACAATATGGCAGAGATGGTTTATCAGTATTGTTCTTACGTCTTTTGGCTAAGGGTCTTTCAAGCTAGACTAATATCAACCTACTATGGAGATAACGTTTCAGCACATAGAAAGGACTTAGCTTACGTAAATGATTTAACCAATCAAGGCTTTTTAATGCTTGAGATACTAAGTAAGACTGTGCCAGTAGGTAACGTGGATTTAAATATGGCTATGGAGTATTTAATCAGAGCCTATGAAGAAAACAGAAGCAAGGATTTGTGTAAAGAAGATATAGAGGAGCTTATATTTGGCAAGGAGATTATTAAAGAAAAGAGATAAGACACTTATCGTAGATGCGGATAGCTTGCTCTATGAGGCTGCTAGTGTTAATGAGAGCACCTTTAACTTTTCAGAAGATAACCAAGCAGTAGTCCTTGATGAAGAGGGAGCAAGAAAGAGTTTAGATGAAGCCATAGAGAAGCTAAAAGATAGCACCAAATGCTCTAAGACACAGCTTTATCTTACTGGTGCAACAAACTTCAGGTATGACATTTTACCAACCTACAAACACAACAGAAAAGACCTACCAAAACCACAGCTCTTACCAATGCTAAAAGAGTACGCAGTAACCAGATATGGTGCAAAGATAACCACTAAGATAGAAGCAGATGATGCTTGCTCTATACATCTTAGTAATGATCCAATAAATAACATCTTGGCTCACATAGATAAAGACCTAAACCAAGTTGAAGGGGAGCACTACAACTGGCGTAAGGACTTAAGGTATGAGCTTAGCTACGCTCAAGGACAAAGGGTTTTCTTTACTCAAGTCCTTACAGGCGATAGCACAGATGGTTATGGTGGTTGTAAGGGCATAGGCAAGGTAAAGGCTGAGGAAATCCTTGATGAATACCTAAAGTGGCAAATAAGCTTAGAGGATGGTAAGGTTATCCAAAAGAGCTTACCTTGTGATGATATTTGGGAGGCTATCCTCTCTTGGTATATGAAGCCTTATTACAAAGAGATGGAGGACAACCCTGACACATACAAAGCTAAAGCAATCAAAGAGGCTATTACACAAGCTAGAGTAGCAAGAATGCTAAGGGTTGATGAGTTTAAGGGTGGTAAGCCTATTCTTTGGAACTACAAACCTCTCACTATTGACCTTAAAACAGCTCATTTACCACAACTTTAGAAACCCCCTTAAAATCGACGTTTGAGCCACTGTGACCCCCATAGGAGAAATGCACTTTCTAAAAGGGCAAAAGAGGGGTTATAAAGTCTACTTATTGCAACTTTAGAAACCCCCTAAAATAGGGCATTTGAAATCACACGCCACTTATAGGAGAAAAACACATTCTCCAAAGGGGGTAAGGGGGATTATATAGATTATCCTAAAGGAGAGTTATGGCTATACCATTAAACATAAACCACGAGAGATTAGTTTTAGCTTTAGATGAAGCTTACCCTAGATTATCCATAAGAAACACAAGAAGCCCTGACTTTAACCTAAGTGAGAAAGAACTCTACTTTAAGTTAGGACAAAGAAGTGTAATAGATTTTTTAATAGATGAACTAGAGAAAACAAAACAACAAAAACATAAGGAGGACATTTAATATGTGCGGAGGCGGAAAACATAGATCACCAGACCCTCAACCAGCTCCACCACCACCAGCTCCAGCTGAAACAGCAGAGCTAAAGGTAGGAGATAGCGAGGATAGCAAGAACCAAAAGAAGAAACGTAGAGGAAGTTCAAGGCTTACTATACCAATCCAAAAGACAGTTGATAGTGGTACTGGATTAAACATAATGGGCTAGAAAGGAGCTAAATGATAGAGGTAACTTCTCTAGCAAACAGATACAAGCAGTTAGAAAATAAACGTAGCTCTGTCTTAGAGAGAGCAAGAGAGTGTGCTAAGCTTACCATCCCCTCACTACTACCTCCTGATGGTAGTGATGAGCAAACAAAGCTTTATAAACCCTTTCAATCACAAGGAGCTAGAGGAGTAAATACCTTAGCTTCAAAACTTATGCTAACCCTTTTACCACCTAATAGCCCATTCTTTAGATTTACCATAGACCCTAGCTTAGTGCAAGAGGGCTCTAAGAGTGAAGATGTAGAAGCTACTTTATCACAGATGGAGAGCGTGCTAGTAAATCATATAGAAGCTAGTGGAGAGAGGGTGCAAATCTTTCAGTTTTTAAGGCTATTAATCATTACTGGTAATGCTCTGCTCTACTTCCCTAGCGATGTCAAAGGGGCATCACTAAAGATTTATAGGCTAGATCAATACGTATGTCAAAGAGACCCATTAGGCAACCTACTAGAGTTTTTAATAAAAGAGCAAATAGCTCCTATGGCTATAACTGATGAAACCATTAAAAATGCAGTACTAGCTAAAACAAAACAGCTAGAGAGCTCTAAGAACTACGTAGAGCTTTATACAAGGGTATACCTTGATAAAGACAAAGGTAAATGGATAACAGCTCAAGAAGTGGGTGGCTTTAACTTACCTGAGGCTGATGGAGAGTTTGAGAAAGATGAGCTACCCTATCTAGCTCTCAGGTGGTCTGCACTACCTAATGAGAACTATGGCAGAAGCTATGTGGATGAAGTCATAGGAGACTTAAGGAGCTTAGAGGGCTTATCTCAAGCAAGGCTAGAAGCTAGTAGTGCTAGTGCAAAAGTGCTTTTCTTTGTAGCACCTAACGGCACAACTAGAAGTATTGATATAGCTAATGCTGAAAACTTAGAGGTGCTTGAGGGTAATGCAGAAGATGTTAGTGTGCTACAAGTTAATAAGAACGCAGATATAGCAACCATAAGAGAGAGCGTTAATGACCTTAAACAAGACCTAGCATTTCACTTTATGATGAACTCCAGCATACAAAGGCAAGCTGAAAGAGTTACTGCCGAAGAGATAAGAACAATGGCAAGTGAGCTTGAAGAGAGCTTAGGTGGTACGTATAGCGTGCTATCTCAGGAGTTTCAACTCCCTTATATCAAGCTAAAGATACAAAAGCTTAGAGAGAGTGGAGCATTCCCTGATGGCAGTGAGAACATAGAGCCCCTTATTACAACTGGTTTAGAGGGCTTAGGCAGAGGACAAGACTATAACAAGATTATAACTTTTATGCAAACAGCGAGCACTCTAGCACCACAAGCAGCTTCTATGATTAACTATGAGTACGTGCTTAAAAGCCTAGCCACATCGCTAGGTATAAAGGATACTGACATACTCTTGGATGCTGAGACGATAGCACAGCAACAACAACAAGCACAACAACAAGAGCTTATGAGTAAGGCTACTCCAAACTTAGTGAGTGGTATTAGCAAAGCTATGACAGATCCAAGCGTAATGCAACAAATGACACAACAACAAGGAGAGATAAATGGCTAGAAATAATAGCAAGAATGCAGAAAACAAAGAAAACTTAGAAAACCAAGAGCAAGCTAATGAGAACCTAGAGCAAGCTCAGGAAAACAATGAGAACCTAGAAAACCAAGAGCAAGCTAACGAGAACCTAGAGCAAGCTGAGGAAACTAAAGAGCAGCCTAAATCTAACGCTGACAGCTTAGCAGTAGAGGCAAAAGGCTTTAGTGAGAGTGCAGAGTTTAAGGTTAATAGCACCATAACTTCAGGCGAAGTTGTAGATGGTAATCAAACAATAATCAGATTTTAAGGAGAGGTAATGGATGGTAGCAATATTGATAACCAAATGGCTGTTAATGACGAGATTAACGCTCAGCCAAGCAAGACAGAGATACCTACTCAAACAACTGATAGTAAGACCACTAACAGCGGACAAGATGCTGGTCTTGAAATCAGAGCAGAGAAATCACAAGATACTCATAGACAGACTTATGACCCTAGCGAAGACTTCGATTACTCAAGATATGAGAATGAACTAAGAAGTACTGGAGATATAGGAGAAGCTTCACGCAAGGAGCTTTACAAAACATTTCCTAAAAATCTAGTGGATAACTATATAGAGAACCTAAAGGTAGCTTCGGCTTATGTAACAGAACAAGCAGCAAACCAAGCTTATAACTTAGTTGGTGGTAAAGATGATTACACAGCGATGATAGCTTGGGCTAGTGAAAACCTTACAGAAGATGAGATAGAAGACTATAACGAAGCTATAAATAGTGGCAACCAAAGACGTATGAATACAGCCATTAAAGGTCTATATGCAAGGAAAAGTCTAGCTAGCTCAAATAAGCCTAAGCTAACTATGGGAGATACAAGTGGTGGAAAACTTAGGGATGATACTTTCTTAACACGCAGAGATTATGCCAACGCAATAGCTGATGAGAGATATAACAAGAGCCCTCAGTACCGAGCAGAAGTAGATGAGAGACTAGCTAATACACTAAAGCTAGGCGGATTTAGACAATAAAACATAGAAACAAATAAGGAGAAAACGTATGGATAAAGCAACAGCTTTGAATAGCGGAGCTAAAAACGGCTCGTTTGGTGGGCTTGAAACAAAAGATAGAGAGCTTTTAACAGAGAAAGTAACTGGAGAAATCATCGCTAGTTTTGAGAAAACAGTTGCGATGGAGGGTAAGTATCAACGTAAAGAAATTAGCGGTGCTAAGTCATTACGCTTCGAGCACGTAGGTGGTATTGGAGCTTACTACCATAACGCAGGAGAGCACATCAAAGGCTCAGAAGTAGCTCACGATAAGTCAGAGCTTACTCTTGATAGACCTCTTGTAAGCTCATTCTTTACGGATGATTTCAATGAAAGTATGCTTCATTACGATGCACGTAAAGAATATACAAGAAAGATGGGAGAAGTCCTAGCTCAAAAGTATGATCGCAACATTCAGATGAAGTTTATTACAGCAGCACGTCTAAAGAACGTTATGGATGAATATGCTGGTGGCTCTGTGATCATTAATGCTGACCTAGCTAACACTGATTTAGCAACAAGGGTTAATGCCTTTGCTAAGGCTTTGATTAATGCCAAAAAAGAGCTTATCAAAAAGAACGTTACAGGGCAAATCTTTGCTGTAACAACTCCTGATGTCTACTTTGAAATAGTAGAAAATAGAACTTTGCTTAACAAAGATTATGGCAACGTGGGAGATTACGCTGAGGGTAGCGTGTTTAAGATTGGTGGTATCCCACTAACTTATCATAACTACCTACCAACAGTTGATGCTACAAAACCAGCTAATGCTGAGTTTTATGATGAGTATCACGGAATTAACTGTGAGGGCACAGTAGCTTTTGTAGGCACTGATGAAGCAGTGGGTGTGCTAAAAGGCGGAGATATTACCACTAAGATTTGGGATGATAATGGTCGTATGGGAACTTGGACACGTGCTAGCCTAGCTTGCGGTATGGGTGTCTTAAGACCTGAGTGTGCCGTAGAAATCCGTAAGTCTGCACTACCAGCTAACTGGGGTCAGATTATCTATGATAGAAACAGAGTTGGAGCAGGTAAGCTTCCAGCAGGCTCACACGCATAACATAAGGGGGCGTTATGCTCCCTTTTTTGTCAAAAATAAAATAAGGAGAAATAATGCCAAGAATAAATGATGCAGTAAATACATTATTGTTAAGCATAGGTCAAGAGATGCTAGATGATATGGATGACCCTAGTGCACTTATGGCTAAGCGTATGCTACAAAATGCAATAGACGAGCTACCCTATACAAACGATGACTTTACATATAATGAGATAGAAACGCTTAATAATATGCCAATAGAGGTGTATAACTTAGTTGTGGCAGTAGCTGGGCGTAAGTTTCAAACAAACGTAGTATCTAGCGAAGTACTGCATGAGTTTACGGTAGAGGATGAAGCCTATAATAAAAGAGCTATCATAAGAAAGAGACTAATACCAAAGAACATTCAAGCAGAAGTTGATACAGAGCTAAGAGAGCTTTACAGCTTTAGTGCTCTTGTGCCTAACAGCTTAAAGCAAAACCTAGCACTTATAAAGCTTGAAGCAATTCTCTTTGCTAAAGTAGATGAGTATCCACTTAGTATTGAGAGTGTAGAGCGAAGCTATTTAGATTTTAAAAAGAGGCTAATAACAAAAAGAGAAGTGCCTAATGAAGTGCTTGAAGCCACAGCTAAAGAGCTCTTTGCAATATATGGTTTTAGTAATGTAATCCCTATTGATATATCAAATCCAAGTAATATAACACAAACTCTTAGAACTCTAGCTTGTTATAACTTTCAAAAGTCAATCCTAAACACTGATGATTATGTCATATCAGATGCTGAAAAGAACCAAAACGAGCTTGATTTACGCTTAGCAATAATAGCAAACAGACTTTATCCACCTGAGCTTTATATAAGAGTTAAAGATGAGTTTATAACTACTTATGGATATATAGAGAGCGAGTTTAACTCTATTATAGAGGATTACATTCTAAATAAAACTATGTTTAGATTGCAAAGCATTCTTATCCCAACAGAGGCTCAAAGACCAATAACTAGCGAAGATATGGATAATGCAGAAGCAAGCCTTATAACAAACCTAATAGCTCCTAAAGTTCTCTATAGTAGAGCCTTAAGAGAGGTTAAGATTGAGCTTGGTATTGAAGAGGGCGTAGCAGAGAGTGAGATACCTGAGGCAGTATTTAGCTATGCAAGATATAAAGCAAGCTTCTTACATCAGCCAACAGCCATTATAAATCCTAGAAAATATGTCTTGGACGAAATGACACTTATTAGAGCTAAAGCCTTAGCAGGTCAGAGCTTAGCTCCACTATCCTTTATGAACTCCAAAAGTGTCTCAAGGATACTTGATAAAGATAATAACCCTGAAGCTGTTACATCTAGTGTAAGAGCTAAATATAGATTAAAGGTAGCAAATGCAAACTCTAATAACTAAACACTACGCTGGACTATTTAATGGCATGAGCCAGCAAGCTCCAACGCTTAGGCTTGAAACCCAAGGAGATTATCAAGAAAATGCTATTAGCTCTTTAGTCTATGGGCTATGTCAAAGACCTCCAGTAGAGCTTATAAAAGAGATGCAAGGCGTTGGGTATTACACCTTTTGGCATACTATAAATAGAGATGAAAAAGAGAGATATATCATCAGTCTTAGCTCAGGTGGAGATTTAAGGGTTATGAACCTAAATGGCTTTACCTATCCTATCGAGGGGCTAGCATCCCATCAAAACTATATAACCGCTAAAAACCCTAGAACAGATATAGCTATGACTACCATAGGGGACTACACCTTTATAGTTAATAAACGTAGAGATGTAAAGATGAAAAAGACCTTTGATAGTTTTAAGGCAACTTCTGATTTTGAAGTAAAGGTAAGTACTAAAAGTGAGGGCTATACCGATGAAACAAGAGCTTACTTTATAAAAGTGGATGGCACTACACTAGCAACCTATACTCACGTTAAAGGTGCTAAGACACCTAAAGAGAAGCTAGAGGATGAAGAGGATGTCTTAAAGGAGCTAAGAGAGCAGATAAATGCTAGAACTGGCTTTTCTGCTACTGATGTAATTAAGGAGGGTAGCTCTTTTACGTTTAAGTTTAGAAGGGTTGATGGTACTAAGTTTGTAGTTGATACCAGTGATAGGCTTACCTACTCTACTCTAGGTGGCAACATAGTAAATGATATAGAGTATGATAAAAAGGCTATCATCTATGTAAGTAAAGGTGTAGCAGAGCAGAATTACAGAGTTAAGTTAAACAGCAAAGAGGGCTCTGTAAAGGTCGAGGTATCTTATACAACTGGCAATACAAATCAAGGAAGCACATATAGAACAGAGGTAATTGCTTCAAACCTAGCTAGTCAGATAAACTCACAGAGCAACGGTAACTTTGAGACAAAGCTTTATGGAGCTGTTATAGAGGTTTGGGCTAAAGATAAAAAAGACTTTGAGATAGAGGTTGGAGATAGCTGGGGCGATGCAGCCCTTAAAGCTTTTAAAGGTAGAGCTCAAGCATTTACATCCCTGCCCCCTAAAGCTCCCGAGGGAACTGTGCTTCAAATAGTTGGTAAGACTGATAGTGATGAGGGGACATACTGGGTTAGATTTGAAAATAGTTATCTAAAAGATGGCGAGAGAGTATCTACAACTGGTGTGTGGAAAGAGTATAGAGAGCCTAATGGCTTTCATAGATTTGATAATGCTACTATGCCTTTACAGCTTATTAGAAAACAAGACGTTGCAAGATATAAGAGTGCTGGCAACCCTTTAGGTCTTTACTTTGCACTAGAGTATTGTTTGTGGTCTGATAGAGCTGTTGGAGATGAGAACTCTAACCCAAACCCTAGCTTTGTTGATAACACCATAAATGACATCTTTCTATTTTCAAATAGGCTTGGGATATTGAGCGGTCAGTCAGTATCTCTTACAAAGGTTGGAGACTTCTTTAACTTCTTTGCAAGCACTGTTACAGATGCCCTTGATGATGCTCCAATAGATGTGGATGTTCCATCAACCTCTGTAACTACGCTTTATTATGCAAAAGCAAGTAGAGATAACCTTATGATATTTGGAGACGACCAGCAGTTTATCCTTAATAGTGGTAATGACCCATTATCATCAAAGACTATAAACGTAGCCCCTATTCTATCCTATCCTTTTGATGGGTCAGTAAGACCTATTAGCTTAGGACAAATGACCTACTTTCTATCGCCTAAAGGCTGGAATGAGATATGCGTTAGAGAGTATTTTATACAAAGTGATGGGATGATTAATGATGCTCCAAGTATCACAGACCACGTGCCAAGCCTTTTAGAAAGCTCTCATTTAGGAAGCCTTATAGCTGGTATGGCTAATGAGGATTTACTCTTTGTATGCAATAGCTCAAAAAAGCTATATGTCTATAAGTATGCTTGGAGTGGAGATAAAAAGACCCAAAGCTCTTGGAGTGTTTGGACGTTTTGTAGAAACGTGTTAGGTGTCTTTTGTTTTGAAGATAAACTCTATCTATTCTTTGATGGTGGAGTATTTGGTAAGATAGATTTAGGTAGAGTAGGAAGCCACTATGAGTGCTTAGACTTTCTAAAAGAGGTCTCCCCTGATAATATTAATCTAGTAGAGGATGTTGGTAAAGAGTATATGCTAAGAAACTCTTTAACAAATGAAGAGTATACCTACGAGCAGTTTAAGGCTGGGATAGCTCCTTACGCAAAGCTAGGGTATAAATACCGCTTTAGATACCACTTCTCCCCTATCTTTCTAAAGTTTACTAATGATGTAGTTGGCTCAATAGATGGTAGAACACTCCTAAGAAGAGCTACTATATACCTATCAAAAGGGGCTAACACAAGTATAAGTATAAAAGACTATGGCACTGATAAAGAGAGGCTTAAATATACTTGGGCTATACCTAATCAAAACTACCCTCCTAAAATCTTTAAAAAGACTTTTATACTTCGTGGAGAAGCCAAAGAGAATAAGCTTTGTATGGAGAGTGCTGATATTAGACCTATATATATCCAGTCAGTATCCTTTGAAATCCTAACCTCACTAATAGATAAGCCACTATGATAAGAACACTTACATATAAGCCTAGCTATTGGAATATAGCTAAGGCTCTTAAGATTTGCAAGCGTGAGGTAGATGAGCTAAAAGCACAAAGCGATATAAGTCCTAAACAAGCCCTAAAGGAAAGCCTAGATAACTCTATCATAGCTTGGCTACTACTAGATGAAGATGAGAAGTGCATAGGGGCTGGTGGAGTTGCTAGAGATAGCAAGGATGAGAGCATAGGTATTGTATGGGTGCTTTGTAGCGATGAGCTTTTTAATAAGCACTTATTTAGCACTAACTCGTTTTGTTATGATGGCATAGCTTACTGCTTCTTTAAACTGGGTCTTACAAGGGTTTATAACTATGTAAGCTTAAATAACAAACCCTCTATAAAGTGGCTTAAAAGCTTAGGCTTTAAGTTTGCTAATACCCACGTAACTTTCAAAGACAAAGACGAGCTATTTGATTTATTCTATTTAGATAAAGGAGATTTTTAAGATGTGTTATATGATGGCTATACCAATAGCAATGGCAGCTATGTCTATGGCAACTACAGCCTATCAAACCATAGAGCAAGGTAAAGCACAAAACAGAGCCATAGACGATGAGTTAAAGCAACAAGAGAGCAATATGATGGCTGGGCAAGTAGCTTTAAAAGAACAAAGCCAGCAGATAGCAGATAAGGGAGCGGTTGAGAGGCAAAGAAGAGAGGCTGAGGCTTTACGCGAGAGAGCTAGGTTAAGAGTTGAGAGTGGAGGTTTAGTTGGTAACTCAATAGATGCGCTATTTAATGCTTCAAGATTTAATGAGAACCAAGACCTAAGTGTTATAAACCAAAATGAAGAGAACGAACACGCTCAGAATGCTAGAGAGTATGAGAGAATGTCTGGCAACTATTCAAACAAAACAGCTAGCTTAAGGTCACAATATAAAAGTGGGGGCGCAACAGGACTTGAAGCAGCCCTTGCAGGAGCTGTGGGAGGCTTGCAGATGTATGGCTCAGTAAGCTCTGCTTTTGGAGATGCAGGGCTATTAAAACAAAGCTCACAAGCAACATCTAAAACTACAAAAGCAGGAGCTAGCCACGTACAGAACCTTATGATTAAAAGCTCTTCTCATGCACCTAACTTTAAGTCGAATTGGGGGTAATAAATGAGAATAGAAAACTCTAGGATAGCAGTTAGGAGAGTTGATACCCCTATGCTATCTCGTAGCTCGTCAGTGCCAAGCGTTGTAGCACAGCCTATAAACATGTATGTGCCTACTGATTTGAGCCTAAACTCTGACGTGCAGCGTGCAGGACAAAATGCTAGGATAGGAGGGCTACTAAAAGAGCTTGCAGGTAACACTGTAAGGATAGCAGGAGCTAAATATCAAGAGAATGTAAAGGAAGATACCTTAAGAGGTATGCAAGATGCCAACGAGAGGCTTGAGATGGATAGCTCAAGGGTTAGTGGCTTCTTGCACTCTGAAGAGGCTTACAAGAGAGGTTATAGAGCTACTGAGGACGAAGCTAGAGCGGTTGATTTAAAGGCTCAGTTCTTAGAGCAGCTAAGAGCAAGTAACTACTTTGTAGATGACCCAAACCCTAGAGCAAGGATAGATGCCCTTTATAAAGATACGTATAAGAGCGTTTTTAATGAAGAGTATATGAACTCAAATGAACGCAATGGAATGATGAGTGAGAGTGGTATTTTAATGGCTAAAAACGCCTTGCTTGCTGGAGAAGAGGAGTATAACAAGGCTTACATCCAAGATAGAAGAAATAAGCTTTTAAACTCTACTGGCACTTTGATAAACCACTACGTTGATACTATGTATGATAAAGGCACTCTTAACCCTGCTTCATTTCAAGAGACTATGAACTCAATATCTATCCAAACAAGACAAAGCGAGGGTGGAGATTATATAAGCCCTAATGAGCTAGCAAGCTTTGTGGTAAGTAGAGCTGGAGATAAGGTGCTTGATGATATTACACTAGGTAACTTCAAAAGAGCTGATGCAACCCTATATGCCCTTAGAAATCTAAGAGATGTTGATGGCACTTTACTTTATGACAAGGTAGTTGATAGCAACTCTAAGACCGGAGTTTTATCAATGCCATATAAAGACATTATAAACAACCTAGAAGCTCAAAGCATAAAGGCTAAAGAGGAGTATAGGAAAGAGCAAGAGGCTTTACTTAAGAAAGCTCAAGAAAAGAATGCAGCTAACCTTTGGGTGCGAATATTTTCTAACGACCTTTTAGACCCAGCTAGTAAGACTAAACAAGCTAATGAGATGCCTTTTGCAGTAGCTTCAATGATAAAGAGCGGTCAGATAAATGCAGAGGATGGAGCAAGGCTTATGAAAGCTAGCGTTAGCCTTAGCCAAAATGCAGGCTTTGCTGAGACTTCTAATACTGAGGTTTATACTCGCTTACTGATGAAAAATCAAGGAGGCAGGCTTACCTTTGAGGATGTAGAGGCAAACAAAGCAAACCTTACAAAAGTTGATTATTCAAGCTTATTAAAAGGCATAGGAGATACAGAAACTGGTCTAAAAAGTATAGGTATGGGTAGTGGGACAGCTGAGTGGAAGTCCTTTACATATCTAAAAGAGGCTTTAGAAAACCGTGTAGGAAAGCCTATGCTAGATACACTAAATCAAAAGATGCAAGGCGATGCCACAAAAGCCCTTCAGCTAATAAATAAAGAGAGTACTCGTTTCTTAGAAAGAGCACAGCAAGAGGGCAAAAAGGTAACTATTAGTGATATAAATAACTTCTTTGATGAATTAACAGCAAAAGTTATAAATGAAGATAGTGGGCTTATAAACCCTGAATATATAGGAAAAAAGACAACACAAAAGGATAAAGTAGATGCAGGTAGCAAGAGACCAATCACAAGTGGAAAATATGATGACCTCAAATCTACAACAAAAGGAGAAGGAGGAGAACTCGACAAAGACTTCTTTAATAAGTGATGCTAGTCCATCCACTAAAGAAGCTACTATACCTGAGCCTATGGTTCTTAGAGAACAGCTAGGTATCTCAATAGATAACACCCCTACTCCTGATTACCCTTTAAACGAGCAAGGCAAAGTAGCTGACCCTTTTAATATTAAATCAGCTGATGATGCTTACGTGCTTTATAAAAAGGGGTTGATAGATGAAGACGGAGCATATATAGCAAGAGCTGGATATAACCTTAGAAACAAAGGCTTAGTAAATATTAGCCCAGAGGACGCTAACGTTTTAGCCAACATAGGGGCTATGACAGATATTGATGATATGAGATATAGGATGTATCACACCAATAAGCTTAAATACTACCTATGGGAGACTGGCTATAACACTCTTGGAGGTGCTTTAGATGCAGCTGAAAACACTAAGGATTTAGTATATGACAGCGTAAGAGGTATCTCAAGATTACCTGAGAGGGCTCAGATTTGGGCTGATGATGTGTGGAGTGGTAAAAACTTAGGAGAGATGATAGAGCACCAAAAGTCTTTATATCCTAATGACCCTAACGAACAAGACATTATAGACTTCTCTAAGATACTCCCAAAAGATAAAGATACTTTTGGAGAGAGCATAAGAACCTTAGCTCAATTCTTAATCCCTTATGTAGGTGTAACTAAAGCCGGAGCTTTTGCAAATACCATTAAAAATCCAGCACTACTTGGTATGGCTAGAGGTGCTAGTGTAGATTTTACAGCCTTTGATGGTAAAGATACCAAGCTTAGTGATCTTGCTAAAGATAGCCCAATAGATAACGCTCTCTTTGATGCCTTAAGAGCCAAAGAAGGGGATAGTGCTACTATGCTAAGGTTTAAGCATACATTAGAGAATGCTGGGCTTGGTGCATTTGTAGAAGGAGCTTTTAAAGGCATAAGTCTTATTAAAAGAGATATTGCTATAAAAGCTAATGGCTCAGCAGGTTACTATGAAAACAAGATAGAGGAAGTTGCAAGAGAAAAAGGGCTTAAGATACCTAAAGAAGAGGTAAAAGAAACTATCAATAAAGAGAGAACAAAAGAGCTTCAAGAAGCCCTTGATACCAGTAGAGCCAATAAGCTTATGGGCAAAGAGAGCGAGCCTATGCAAGCTAAAGAAGCCCCAAAGAGTATCTCAGAAAAGCTTGTAACTAAAGACGACGTTGTAGCCCATGTAGATGAGTTAGAGAGCAGTCTTAACAAAACCAAAGTATCCCACAAAGAGGTAGAGGAAATCTCTAACACTTATGATGTGGATATGGACTTTGTTAGAAATGCTTACAAAGGTGTGCTAAATGTTAATGCTAAAGTAGTAGCCATAGGTAGAACTCTAAATGACTTTGGTAAGGATTTATATGATGGTATCAAAGCTTATACAGCAAAAGGGGCTACTGATCTAGCAGAGGCAACAGAGCTTTATACAAAGATGCTTCAGCACGGACGTATGCAAGATATGTTTAAAGGCATAAGCTCAGAGATAGGTAGAGGCTTAAACGCTCATAAGATGTTAGATAAGCCATTTAAAATAAAAGACCTACCAGCTGAAGAGCTTGAGATGAATGTTACTAATCTTGGAGGTCTCTCAGGCATAAACAAAGCTTTAAACTCGTATGCAATAGCTTATGAAAGAAGCATAAAAGAGGGAGCTAACCTAACCAAAAAGGCTTCAAGAGGTGGCGACTGGCTTGATGTAGTCTTTGGTGCAAGACAAGGAGGTATGCTCTCATCTCCAGCTACGCACTTAAAAAACATTCTTGGCAACTTAACAATGGTTGGCTTAAGAGAGACAGAGCACTTATTAGCTCTTAGTGGTAGAACCATCATAGACAGAGATTTAAAGCATTTTAAAGAATACTACTATAAATGGGCTGGTTATGTGGCTGGTTTTAAAGATAGCCTAAAGCTAGCTAAATATTCTAAAGATGGTAAGAATGGTAATGCCATAAAAGCCTTTTTAACAAATAAGCCTCAGCTTGATATAGGCGAGAAGTGGAACGAAGCTTTAACAGCTAACGTTAAAGGTCTCTTTGGAAAGATGTTTGATGAAGATGGCAAGCTAATCCCTAAAGCGATGAGAGAGCAAGCTAATGCTAAAGACTACGTGGCTGATTTAACCTATAACTTTATCTTTAGAGCCTTAACAGGTGTAGATGAAGTGTTTAAAAACATAGCTTATAAAGGGGAGCTTTATAGACAAGCAATAGAGACTATGAATGAAAAAGGTCTTAAGTTTGGCTCAAAGCTAGAGCAAGCTGAGTATTTCAGTAATGTGATTAATAATCCAACCACTAAACAGCACAGCAGAGCCATAGACGTAGCTAGAAGAACAACCTTTACAACTCCAGTTTCTAAGGCTAACCCCTTTGATGCTTTAACACAGCCTATATATCATAACTTAGCAAAGGGCTCAATAGGTATAAACCAACCTCTCATTTGGCTTCAAGAGATGGCAAACAGCCCTAATATCCTTATGAAGATGGCAGCAAGGTTAGCTGTGCCATTTAGGACAACGCCTGGAAATATTACAAAAGAGCTATTAAGAAGAATGCCACCATTTAATGCTTTTAGTAGAGAGTGGCTAAGTGATTTTGCAGCTGGAGGAACAAGAAAGGCTCAAGCAATATCTCAAGTAGTTGTTAGTGCTTCTTTAATAGGAGCTATTTGGGAGCTTTATAGAAATGGCTTAATCATAACCTCGCCTGATAACAAGATAAGAAATGCTTTAAGCTTAGCCAATATCCCTGAAAATAGCATAATCATAGGAGATAGAGCTTATAGCTTTGATGGGCTTGACCCAGTGTCATCTCTGATAGCTCTTGTGGCTAACACTCTTAGTGCTTGGGATAAAGTAGAGAGTGACCCTGAACAAGATGAGAGCTACTTCATAGCAACATTTGGAGCAGTTACAAAGACACTAACAGATAAAACTTATCTAAAGGGTATAAAGGATTTTATGAACCTCTTTAGTGACCCTAACAACGATAAAGGGGAGCGTATGACTAAGTATGCTTACAATATGTTAGGTTCTTTTGTGCCTATGAGCTCGGCTAATAAAGCTATAAGGGAGCACTGGCTTGATGATAGCAAGACAGAGAAGCAAGGGTTTATGGACTATATAATGGCTAATACACCTTTTGGAAAGATGCCAATAGCCTTAGACCTCTTTGGAGAGCCTAGAGCTAAGTCTGAAAAGTTGTTCTTTGGTGTTACCAATACAGCTGTATTTGATAGAAGCTCTTTAGAGTATGAGCTAGCTAGTCTTGGAGTTGATGTAGAGCCCCTAAAGGGAAATACTATTAGCTTTAATGGTGTTAATCTACCAATAGAGGCTGTTGATAAAACCATTATTAGAGGTATTGTTAAAGAGTTGGGTTTAAAAGAAGCCCTAACAAATCTACTAAACAACCCAAGCTATCAAGAGCTGATGCTAGATAGTGATAAGGCTGCCTTTATTCAAGAGATAATCTCAAACTTTTATACAAATGCTAAACAAATCTACGTAACCAAAGAGGAAGAACGCATAGATAAGGTTAAGGCAAAGATACAAAAAGATATTGAAACAAGGTTTGACCCTGCTCTTGCTAATGAGGCAAATAGACAAAGACCACTTTGGATGTTAAGGAGAGATAAACAATGATAGACGAAGTTTTTAGAGAAAATGAGAGAACAGATGATAAGTTTTTAAAAAGCTATCATCTGCCTGACGGAAGCAGAGTAATTGATGCTAAAAGCTCAAGAATAGCTTATGTGGCTGACCCTAAAGATGATAAGGATGCCATAAACAAGTCTTGGGCTATTAAGTATTTTAAAAAAGAAAAGGATGCTGTAACTAAGCTGGAAGAAGAGGCTCTTGCTAAAAGTACTGAGTTAGATAGTAAAACTAGCGAAGCCATTAATACAGCTACAACAGCTCTTAGAGAAATAAGAGATGTTGTTAATGACTTTAAAGGCAGGCAAACAGAGCTTAATACTCTTAAGAGTAACTTAGAAGCTTTAAAGGTTAGCTTAGAGAAGCTAAAGATAATGGGAGTTATTGATGATGCCACTAGTAACTTAATCCAGACATACTCTAGTAAAAAGATAAAGGAGTTAATTGATAGTGCTGAAACTACTCTTACGACAGCATTGAAACAAAAGATTGACAAAAACGACGCATACACCAAGCAAGAAAGTGATAGAAAATTCCTAAAAATAGGTGACTATGGCTTAGGCGGGCTAGATAATATGCCTATTTTGCGAAACATTGATGATACCACTACCCCTACCGGCTTTTATCGTGCAGTCGAAAATCAAACCTCTGGCACATTTCCGAAGCCTTACGGCGGCTCGAAACACGCTCACGTTATAGTAGAGCGCGTAGATGCAAACTGGATCAAACAGACAATAGTTCAAATATCTCAGGACGGAACGAAACCGATATTTTATCGCACAAATAATCGCGACCGTGGCTGGCATCCATGGAAAGAGGTAGTTACTGCCGATGTATATAATCTTGACATGCTAAAAGAGGCGACATCTAATTCTTCCAGCAATACTTTAGTAAGACGCGACGAAAACGGAGACTTTGTAGGAAGATGGGTTACTGCTTCACACTTCTTACAAAAGACAATGGCACAAGATACCCACTTTGATGAAAATAGTGAAATAGCCTTTCGTCAACAGCAACTTGAAGAAGATGACCTAAAGCATATCAGATTTGTTACTGCAAAGAACTTTGCTAAGCAAATCTCAACCCCATTAAATACTGCTAACGCAATAGTTGGTAGAGATGTAAACGGAGACTTTGTAGGAAGATGGATAACGGCAGATCATTTTCTAATGAGAACAGAGGCTCAAGACAAAAATCTTGATGCAAATAGCGAGATATGTTTTCGTATGCAGCAAACAAGCGAAGATAGTCCGTCTCACATGAGATTTGCAACGCTAGCAAAGTTCAAGGAGGCACTAGGACTTTCAAGAGGCAGTGTGGGTGCAAGTGGCTGGGTTGGGCTGCCAACGGGGCTTATACTCCAATGGGGGCAAATTCAAAATCTAGGCGTAGGCGAAAAAAGAGAGATAATGTTCCCTATAGTTTTTCCAAACTGGACGCTATCGGTAGTGGCAACGCCTGGACTGCCAAGTCCGAACAACGGTATCTATTCTGTGCATATTAATGGATTTTTCAAGGAAAAATTCACTATTCAAAATACCGATACAGATAGTGCATATCCTGCATACTGGATTGCAATAGGACATTAAAAGGAGGAACTATGAAATACGCCCATTATGATAAAAAAGAAAAAATGATACTAGGATATTACGACGATGAAATTCACAATGATATACCGGAGCCTAATATTGAAATCTCAGACGAGGACTGGCTAAGAGCTTTAAACGAAAATGCAAATAGCGTGGACGTAAAAAATCAAAAACTCGTGAGAGTGGAAGTCGAGCAAGAAATCGATGAAAAGGAGCGCGAACTAGCCGAGCTTGAAGCCCAAATAAAAGAGTGTGAGAACGATATCCGCCGCGCTTTAATCATCGGTAATACGGTGGTACTTGAAAATCTAAGAAGCGAGTATAAAGAGCTAATAGCGAATAAAGAGGAGTTAAAAAAATGAGCTACGTAATAGTCTGCATATTGTCGCTAATAGTCGGTATTTTGCTTTGCCCTATCGTAATCTTTCTGCGCGCTAGAAGGTGCGAGGGGTGGGATAGCTCGAATATGACCAATATCTTTCGCGTATTCGCCCACCTTGCTACGCACCCGGACGACTTTGCGAAGATGAGATACGAAGACGGCGAAAAGCCTTTTTGGTATTTAGGTGGCGACGAATTTTCGGACGTCGTAAAAACTAGACCGAATGAAAAGGATTAAATATGAGAAAAAGAGTGGCAAGGTGCGAAATTTGCGCCAGTAAACTAGATAAAAAAGGCGATTGCCCGTGGGAGGGCTGCCCGAAAAGCCCGAAATACAAAAGCGAAGAAAAAGAAACGAAAACGCAAAAAGAGAAAGAAAATGAGAAGGCTAAGCAATAAAGAAATTTTGCAAATTTCAAAAAATATCGCTATCGAGCTTCCGCTTGAGATAGCCTCTTTCGTAGTAGTGCCCATAGCTCTAGCTTTTACGAAGCCTAGCGATGATCGTCTGCCCAAATGGGCCAGATGGTTCGAGGACGCAAACGACTATTACGATGGGCAAAACGCGGCCATAAACGGCGACGGCGGGTGGAGACGGGATCACTTTCCGCCTCCTAAAAACCGCACGTACTGGGCGAGGCTTTGCTGGCTTTGGCGCAATAGAATAGGCTATTTTTCAAGCAAATATCTAGGCGTCAAGATTGACGACATAGATCCCGCTAGCGTAGTTACGATAGGAGACCCTAGCGTAACCTCAAACGGCGGCAAAATAAGCTCGTGGTGTAAGGTGGAGTGCCGCCTCAAAGACGGCAGGAGAAGATTCGGCTACTACCGCACGATCAGGTGGAGCAAGCGGTTTTACGCGAGAATTTATGTCGGCTGGAAACTTATGGACATAGCCGACGCTAACGAGAAAAATTGGCACGAATATACCGATGGTGAGGATAAAAAGGTGCTTAAAGCCGTTTGGGCGTTTCATCCGTTTAGGGGAGTCGAAGACGCCCGATAAAGAATTTCAAACATCAACAAATTTTAAAAGGAGATAGTATGGCAGCAAAGTTCGGAGTAAATGTAACCATAAGCGCCGAGGCCGCAAGACCCATCAGCGTAGAAAGCGTTACGCCCATAGGAATTGCGGGATATGAGGAGGTCTTAGAAAATGGCCTGCATTTTTTCATGACGACGGCAAAGGCACTTGAAGCGTTAGAGGCAAAATACAAGGCCAAAAAGGACGCGAGCCAAGCCTTTAAAAAAGGCTCTATTTATAGGGCGTTAAAAGGCATCGAAGATCAGGCTGTAAATACGCAAATAATATTAAGCGTATTTACCAAAGACGACGATAGCGATACGAATGATGAGATAACCGAGTGCAAAAAGGCCGTATCAGAGCTAACCAAAGCAAAATCTCGCTTCGGGTATAACCCAAATTTAATTATAGCTCCCGAATATAGTCACGAAGACGCCGTAAAGGGCGAGATAGAAAAAGTAGCCACTAGGCTAAAAGCAACCGGCATTGTAGATCTAAAAGCAGATGACGCAGCAGCAGCCATTGTTAAAATGGGCAATTTTGGTACAAATAGGCTAGTTGCTGCTTATCCAAATGTCAAGGTTTGGGATGATGAAACGAACGCTTATGTCTATGAGGGGCAAAGTGCGAGAATAGCCGGCATGATAGCCCATACAGATGGCGCAAGCGAGTTTGGATATTCAGATAGCTATTCAAATAGGGTTATGATAGGGGTTTCGGGCACGGAAATAGACGTAGATTTCGAGCTTGGAGAAACCTGCACGGCCGATGAGCTTAGATCAGCTAAAATTTCAACCGTCATCAGAGAAAGCGGTTTTAGAGCTTGGGGCGGAGAGACTAGCGATCAGGATACTATATGGAAAGATCTTGCAAGAGTAAGGGTATTTGACCGTATTTCACAGGCTTGCCAAAAAGGCGTACTGTTTGCGATAGACAAAAAAGCAGACCAGCTATACCACGCCAAAAGAAGCGTTAGCGAGCTGCTTAGGGGGCTTGTAGGAGCAAAGGTATTGCTCGGATACGAGCTATCTTGGAGCGAGAAAAATACGCTAGCAAACATCACGGACGGTAAATTTTACCTTGACGTCAGAATGCAAAACACCCCTATCGTAAAACAGCTAACGCTTGATTTTATCTACGTGGATAAATACGGCGAAACGCTTATGAACGAGCTAAACAAATAAGGAGATAAAAAATGGTAAAAAGACAGATACCTCAGGTGGTTCAGGAAGCCAATGTTTTTATAAACGGACAAGGATACCTCGGAGTCGTCAAATCTCTTACGATACCCAAAATCGAACAAGAGATGATCGAAGCCAAAGGAGCTCTTGGCGGCAATTTCGCAAGCGGGACGATAAAGCCGGTGGAAATGGAGTTTAAGCTAAGCGTGCTCGATAAAAATACCTATTTGGGATACGGGCTAAATACTTGGAATAACAGAATTCCTTTTTTATTTAAGGCTAGCATATTCCAAGCTGGCAAAGGCGCTCCCGAGCCTTTTTCTATGGCCGTAACCGGGGATATTATCGAGATAGACCCGGGAAGCTTTGAAAGCGGCAAAGAGATGGAAGTGACGGTTAAACTAGCCGTGCATTTTTTAGATATAAATATAGGCAAAGTCCCAGTAGCGTTACTAGACGTAGAAAACATGATATGTCTTATAGGCGGTGTGGATTATTTGGCGCAAGTGCGCTCAAATTTGGGCGAATAAATAAAACTAAAATTTAAAAGGATATACGATGAGAAAAACGACGATTAAGTTGCCTATTAACGGCAAAGAAGTAGAAATTTTCGCGCCTACGGTTAGAGTTATGAAGCTAGCCGGGCTTGAAAAAAGCGACGACGATAGAGCGATCAAGCTAGTAGTTAGCTGCGCTAATATGTCAAGCGACGAAGTAGAAAGCCTTGATATGCTTGATTTTAAAGCGATCGAGGAGGTAATTAAGGATTTTTTGCAGCCGGCGGAAAAATCGGTATAAATAACGAGGCCGTAGCATCGGTAGCTTACGTTTTAGGGTTCGGCTATAACGAAATTTTAGATTTAGACGTAATAGATTTTAGCGAGTTCGTTAAAATTTCGGAGCAAATTTTAAAGGCGAAATAGACGTTATTTAAGGGCGTCGTTTAGCTTTTTGCCTATCTTGTCCGTAAAGTCGTAAAAAATAACGGGCGTCGCAATTAAAAAGCTTACGGCTAAAAACCATGCAAAGATTGATAATATCGCTCTTTGCGCGCTATCCGGGAGTAAAAAAACAGTACCGATTAAAATAAATAAAACGGTAAAAATTTTCATTTTTAGCCTTTTGAAATTTTAGGCGATTATAACATAAAAAAGGGGTCATATGCAAAACGAAACGGCGGTGGGTATTAGTATCGGGCTAGCCGTTAAAGGGTTGAGTCAAATTTCGGAGTTAAAAAAGGGATTCGACGGTTTAAAAAGTAAAATTTCGCAGGCCAAAAACGCCGTTACGAGCCTAGATAGCGCCAAGCTTTCCAACCTATCGGCGCAAATAAAATCGGCAAGAAAAGAACTTTTTAGCGAACTTACTTCAAATCTAGGCGCTATCGCAAACTCTGCGGCTATCGGTTTGCCTATTAAGCTAGCCATCGACGACGAAGCGGCGTTTGCCAACGTGAAAAAATACGTAGACGATACGGACGAAAATTTAACTACGTTAAAAAATAGCATGAGAGGGTTAAGTACCTCGCTAGGAAAAAGCTTCGGCGACATCGCTCAAATAGCCGTAGGCGGCGGTAAAATCAATTTAAAAGGGGACGAACTCGTAGCCTATACGAAGATGCTAGCTACCGGCTCGGTCGCGTTTGAAATGAGCGCGGACGCCTTGTCTCGCGCGGCCAATAATATGAAAGTCGGTTTTAAAATGGATAATTTAGACCGATTAAACGACTTTTTCGACCGAGTAAATTTGCTCGATAACAAAGTAACCAACGCAAACGCGGACGAGATATTCGAAGCCACGTCGCTAACGGCCGCAAATGCGAGTCTAATCGGGTTAAGCGCGACCGACGCCGCCGCGATTAGCTCTACCATGCTAAGCACAGGTAAGGCTACGTCGGTCGTAGGCACTAGCTTAAACGCGCTTTATTCGACCCTATCGATGGCGGATAAAAAAGGTAAAGCATTTCAAGAAGCGTTAGCTAGTATCGGTATGGACGCCGGGTATCTAAAAGCGGCTCTGGCTAAAGACGCCGCGGGAGCGATAACTACGTTTTTAGAAGCGATTTCAAAAGCCGATAAGGATAAGCAAGCAGGGCTTTTATACGATCTAGTGGGCGGAAATTTTAACGACGAAATCGCAGGACTCGTCACCAACATAGATGCCCTTAAAGAAAACATGAGATTAGCCCGCTCTAACGAAGCGATAGGATCTATGCAAAAAGAGCTTCAAACCAAGCTAGATACTACGAAATCAGGCATAGAAAGATTGACGCAGGCGTGGAGAAATTTAGGCTCAAATCTTGGAGAGACGTTTTTACCGCTTACTAATGCCGTTGCTTCGGTACTGGGCGGGATAGCCGGCGCGCTTAGCGAACTAAATTCTAAATTTCCTACACTTAGCGCCGTAATAGTAAGCGCGGTTGCGGGCTTTATGATGTTTAAGCCGCTTTTACTTATCGGTAAAATCGCACTTTTAAGCGTTGCGGACGGCTTTTTGGGCGTCGTTAAAATACTTAAATTTTTAAATCCTTTAAATTTGGTAGCAGCGGCTAGGTGGAGCGCTCACGCGTTTAGTTTAGCGGGCGCGACGCTCGCAGCAAAAGCCCATGCGTTTAGTATTTGGCTAGTTGGCGCAAGATTAAGAGCAACTCTAGCTATCACTACTGCTTATAGTGCTGCCTCGAAGGCCTTTGGTGTAGCGTGTGGTGTTATGCGTAGCGGATTAATGGCGGTAACTCTAGCTACAAAGGCTATGAAATTTGCTCTTATTAGCACAGGCATTGGTGCCATAGTAGTAGCTCTTGGTATGGCAGCAGCCTATCTTATAGAAAATTGGGACGAGGTAAAGGCATTTTTTCTTGAGATATGGGAGAGTGTAAAGCCATATTGGCAGAGCACGACAAAGTTTTTTAGCGATCTTTGGCAAGGAGTGAGCGATTTTTTAAGCGCTATTTTTGAGCCAGTTATCAAGATATGGGATGAGCTTTTTGGTGGCTTTTTTGACTGGATAGCTGAGAAATTTGGCTGGATAAATGACATGGTCGGTGAGGCCATTAAGGGGCTAAGTAGTGCTTGGAGCAAGACAAAAGAATTCTTTGGCTTTGGAGACGATGAGCAAGCAAGTAGTGAGCTAAAGCCAAAAGATGATAGCGGTGGCTTTTTTAACTCTATTTTTGGCTCAGATAGTGATACTAACGCAGAGGCTCCAGCTTTAGTGGCAGCTAGTACAGGTGGTGGCACTATCAATATTAGCTTTAACGGCGATTTTTTGCTTAATTCAAATAACGGCAAATTCGATCTGGAAAGCTTTAAAGCTCAAATAACAAGAAGCGTCAAAGAGGCGCTTAAAAGAGATGAATTTAATAGCGCCAATACCGAAATAAGAGAGCAAAGGTAGAGATATGGTCTTAAATTTAGGAGGCTTTAAATTTAACTGGAAACAAGTAGGCGGTATATCCTTAGAGACCGAGTTTGGCATAAGCTCGCAGGATCGTATTCAAAATCACCCCGTTTTATTTGCGGCAAACCTCGGAAACCAGACCGTGAGTATAGAGGGCCAGACCATGCCCTATAACGGCGATAAACAAACGGCGTTAAAAAGGCTTTACGAGCTAGCCCGCGGTAGGCAAAGCTATGCGCTAACCAACGGAAACGGCAAATATTTCGGCAGGTTTGCGGTTATTAAAATCAGCGAAAAACAAGCCGTATTTACCCCAAACGGAGCGTTTTTTACGCAGAGTTTTAGTTTGGAGCTTAGGAGAGATTATGACTAAAATTTGCATAGCCAAGGATAACGATAGGCTCGATACTATCGTTTATGCTCATTATGGACATTTAAGATTTTTCGAGCAGGTGTTAGCCCTAAACCCAAAACTAGCCGCTACGCTTAAAGCGGGCGATAAGGTATTTTTGCCCGAAATTAAAGAAAAAACCAAAGAACAGGCCAAATTATGGTAAAACACCCGAATTTCAAGCTCGAAGCAAACGGCAAAGATATTACGGAGATCATCAAAGCAAATCTAATAAGTCTAAATTTCGACGACAAAGAGGGAAGCAAAAGTGACGAGATAAGCTTTAGCGTGAGTGGCATATACGCTAAGCCCGTATTCGGCGACAGCTTAAAGCTTTGGCTAGGATACGGGGACGATCTTTATCTTTGCGGCTCGTTTAGCGTGCAAACGGCCAGCAGGGATTATAAAAACCAAACTACCGAAGTTAGAGCCACTGCCGTGAATTTTGCAAGTCCTCAAAAAATCAAAAAGCGCAGGAGCTGGGAAAATACCACCGTATTTGAAATAGCAAGGAAGATAGCCGCCGAAAATAAGCTTGCCGTAAAAACGTCCGGGCAGGATCAAAACATCACCTCCGTCTTGCAAAATGATGCGGGAGATCTAGATTTCTTATACGGGCTGTGCTTTGATTACGGATTTATCATGGCCGTAAAAAATAACACCATCGTCATAGCCGCAAAAGATGCAAAGGGAGACGAAACGCAAACTTCAAATACGCCCAAAAACGAGAGTTTGCCTAAATTTACCCTAAATTTAGCCGAGCTTTATTCGTTAGAGATAACGGAGGCAAATAGAAATTCCTACGGTGCCGTCATAGTAGAGTGGCAAGATATAGAAGCGGGTAAAACAAAAAGCATTAAGGTGGGTGCAGGAGACCAAACCTACAAGATGCAAATAGCCCAACCAAAATCAGATAACGAGGCTTTTAGGCAAGGCGAAGCGAAGCTAAACGAACTGCAAAAGGGCGGCATAAACGGCAGATGCTCTTTGCCCGGAGCAAATATAGTAGCGGGCGGCAAACTTAAATTTAGCGGTATAGCGGGGCTAGAAGCAAACGAATTTAGTATCAAAAGCGTAAGCCATAGGCTGAGCACGGATAATTACGAAATAGAGATTGAGTTTGAGGGGTAAAACATCACGAAGCAAAGCCGCCGGCAACCCTGCCTCGTAAATACAAAGTAGCAAGGTAATATTACTAAATTTTCTTACAAGGTAGCGAAAAAATTTAAATTTGTAAGGAAAATCATGAAGACTACTAAACTAAAGGCTCCATTTGCTTGGGTAGGCGGTAAATCAAAGTTGGCAAGCAAGATAATCCCTCTTATGCCGCCACATATTAAATATGTTGAGGTATTCGGCGGTGCGCTATCGGTGTTTTATCAAAAAGAACCAAGCAAAACAGAGATAATCAATGATATCAACGGCGATCTCATAAACTTACACCGCATTATTAGGACTAGACCGCAAAGCCTAAGTGCCTATGTGAATGCTATGCTAAAAAGCCGCGAGATATTCTATGCTATAAAAGAGGGTAAGATAAAGTCTAAAAACAAGATAGAGGCTGCGGCGTTTTACTACTATCAAATAAGTTTAAGCTTTGGCGCAAAAGGGGATAATTTTGCTATGCCCAAAAACAGGAGTGCTAAAAATATATACAGGGACTTTTCTATATACTCAAGGCGTCTAAGGCGCGCTTCTATAGAAAATTTGAGTTATGAAAAGCTGATAGGACAGTATGACGGCGCCGATACCCTGTTTTACGTAGATCCGCCTTACGTAGGAACGGAAAATTATTACAAGACGGCGGATGGATTTACGACATCTGATCATCAAAATTTGGCTCAAATTTTAAAGAGCGTCAAGGCCAAATTTATGCTTAGCTATAACGACTGCGAAATGGTGCGCGATCTTTACGCGGGCCTTAATATCAAAGAGCTTGAGGTAAGTTATAGCCTCAACAACGCAGTGGAAAGAAAAACTAGTGGCGAGCTATTGATTATGAATTTTTAAGAAGTGGCGGTTATGCCGCCTCGCCTAGTCTTTTTAGTTCTTTGTAAAGAGCGGCCATGTATTTTTGATTTTTAACATTACAGGCTAGCTCACCACAGTTTATAGCCTTTTCACATCTTATAATCTCGCTTTTGATATCGGCTATTTTATATTCATACCTACCCTCTATCGTTATCTTGGCGTTCCAGCTCGGGCTCCATATACAAAACATTGTCCTGCTCCTAAAATCAAAATCCCGGACCTCTATGATCAACCTTTTAAGCTCGGCTCTTACCAT